ACTGTCGCTAAATTCTTAGAGCCTGCGATTAAAAGTTACATATATCAAGCCGATAATAGAGAAAGGCTTATTAGAGCAAAGAGGTCTGACCCAGACTGGTAGTATGGGATTCTTTGACAGATTTAGGAGCAAGCCAAAAAAAAGTCGTGTTCAAGCATATTTAGACGGCAATATGAACGGGATTCAAAAAGAAGCTAGAACTCCTGTTTACGACATGGCTCCAGCGATGGGAAGCACAGGGCCAATGCGCATCGATCCCCCATATAATTTACATCACTTAGAAGATTTAGCAACTAATTATTCTCATTTACAAACAGTTGTAAATCGCATTGCATCACAAACAGTTGCTAAAGGATATAGATTAGAACAATTAGTAGAAACTCCAAGTGACGACCAACAAAAAGTTCTTGAAAGATTATTAACAAATCCTACAAATGGTGACAGCGATTTGACGGGAGAAGAGTTTTGTAAAGCTCTTATTAGACAACTTGAAGTTTTTGATGATGCTTGGGTTTCGGTAGTTTATGATTATGTTAAAGATGAAAATGGACAAATATTAGGAAAACAAATTTCACAACTTTGGGTTGAAGATTCTAAGTACATGAGATTTAACACAGATCGATATGGTAAGTTTCAAACTGAAAACAGCTTTTGTCCAACTTGTAGAAAAACAATGAATGGAACTGCTTGTTCTGAATGTGGAACTAAATTAGAATTTATTGCTTATACATTTGAAGACCCTGAAGGAGACATTCCTTTTGCAAGAGATGAAATAATACATTTTAACAAATATAGTTCTACAGCTCGCCTTTATGGAGAATCACCAATTATCGGTCTTTCTAAAAAAATAGAAACTGCTTTGGCAATTGAAGCATACCAAAACAAATTGTTTCGATTAGAAAGACCACCTAAAGGTTTCTTAGATATTCCTAACTTAGATGAAACTGCTCTTAATAGATTAGGAGAGTACATAGCTGAAGAAACCAGGAGAAATCCTAACTTTGTTCCAATTATATCTTCAGGCGAGGGGCAGTCTGGTGCTAAGTTTGTATCTATTATGCCAAGTCAGAATGAATCAGGCATGATCCCCTACATGGATAAAATAAACCAAGATATCAATGCTTCTTATGGTGTTATGCCGTTGGCAGTTGGCGATGTTTCTGGTGTTGGTGGGTTAAATGCAGAAGGCGAACAGTTGTCTATGATGGACAGAACAATTAGCGAAACACAACAAATATTAGTTGAAGGTTTTTTTAATCCGTTAATTAAATTATTAAAAATTACAGATTGGACTGTAGTATTCAATGACATTGATGAACGCAATGAACAACAACATTTAGCAAATTTACAAACTAAAGCTAATGTTATTGCATCATTCCAGGCTGTAGGAATTACAGTAGATTTAGATGAAGAAGGAGAGTTAGTATTACCAGAAACAAACTTCGCAAGTTTGCCAACGTCTCAGGCGGAAGAGGAGCCAAACGAACAAGCAGACTTGTATCAGCGTTAGATAGCAATCTTGCTATTACGATAAAAAGAGAAGTTAATAGACTTCGGTCTGCTCAGTCATTTTCAGAGTTAAATGAAATGGTTCCAATGTTAATGATTACTTTAGCTAAAGACCTTAAACAATTAGTGGATCAAGAAATGAGAGATGCGTATGTTCACGGATTTAAATCTGCTGCTCAGGAAGATAACGTTAAAGTTTTAGAAAAACAAGATAAGTATTCTCATATTAATTTTAAACCAACATCAGCAATGGCAAAAGAAGCAGCTAAAGGATTAGAATATCGTAGAGAGTTTGGCAGAGGTGGAACAGAAGTAGGAGTTGCAAGAGCTAGAGATATTAAGAACAGAGTTAATTTATCACCTAAGACTTGTAAAAGAATGAAAGCTTTTTTTGATAGACATCAATCAGATAGACAAGGAGAAGATTGGGGTAACGAACACAATCCAAGTGCAGGATATATTGCACATTTACTTTGGGGAGGCGATGCAGGATACTCTTGGGCAAAGGCTAGAGTACGTCAAATAAATGCAGTAGATGACAAAAAGTCCCTGAGTTACGACTCTAAAAAAGGAGAAACAACCGATTTAGTATATAAAGCAGATAAGTTAGACATAGATTTTGACCAAGCAGATGAAGATGCAATACGGGCTTTACAATCAGGTAAAGTGCAAACAAATTCATACAATGAGTTGTCTACAATTCTTAGTGCTAAATTAAATACGGAGATCAACAATGCAATAGTAGAAGGCCGTAGTATTCCTAATACAGTTGCACAAATGCAGAAGGTAATAAACACAGAAACTTACAAATTAACCAGGATTGCAAGAACTGAAATTATTAATGTAACTAATGAAGGCAGGTTAGCATCTTATCAAAAGCAAGAGAAGAAAAGAAAGAAACCATTTCGTTATACTTTAGTTGTTGCATCAGGAGCTAGGACTTGTGATGCACATAGAGAATTAGATAGTAAGATTCCTGCAAAAGGTTTGTTAATGAATGAGTTAATTGAATTACAACAATTAGTTGGGTCTACGTATGGATTTACTTTAAGAGGTAATTCTTTGCTGCATCCAAATCAGAGAACAGTATTGATGAGGGTTCCATGAGTGGAGATCATAAAAATTACACAATTCATATTAGTAATGCTAAGTATGGACATCATGGCAATGGTAAAAGAGACAGTAAAGATAAGGAGTTTTGGGATTGGTGGGATAGTCTAACTGATTATGAAAAAGAGCAGGAGATAGGAAAATGATAGAAGATTGCGAACCTTGTTATTGTGGCTGGACAGGTGTTGACCATGATGGATGCAAGTGTTTTCTAAAAGAGGTAAAAGATGAGTAGTTGTAAAAAATGTAGAGCTGGAGAAATGAGAGTACATATTCTTAGCAATGGTATTTGTCAAGAATGTAATGATGAATTAGCTTGGAACAATGGCGATAGAATTGCACGTAAACAAGCTAATCGAGTAAGGCGTGTAGCTATGTATAAGCAGGGCGAAAAAATAATTAAGAAGAAATGGAAAGAGAAGTATGGCGACGCTTCAGTAGATGAAGTACTAGGATACTAATGGGAATTGAAATAAGGGGTGGAGATGCTTTCAAAGCAAAGCTTCAGGAATTGGTAAATTTTTATCCTGAAGTTTTAGATTTGGCATTAGACGATACAGCAGACGCAATCTCTTTGGATGCCCAACGTATGGTTCCTGTAGATACAGGCCGTTTACGTGCCTCTATCAACGTTAAAAGAGACTATCTGACAAAAGTTATTGGAACCAATGTAGAATATGCGCCCCATGTAGAGTATGGAACGCAAGTTCAACAGCCTCAACCGTACTTGAGGCCTTCATTTGAAAAGAACAAGAAACGGGTGGCTGAGTTCTTCAAGGCTAATCTTTGATCCACTCACTCAATAATTCCAACCATTCCTCCATAGTCACCATCGTTGTCGTGCCAGCACTGATAACAGAATCCTTCGTACTTGGTTTGACGGATTTGGCCATCGCATAGTTTACAGCGTTTCATTCTAACAACCCTAGCCCTTCCTTTTCGTAACAATCCATGCAGACTTGATCAGTGCAGTGGTTTGACATACGGTCATTAATGTCACATTTGATGTAACGTTTGATTCTGCCAAGAGAAAGAACTCCAGCGTCAATATCGTATTTAGTCCAATGCTTTCTGCAATAAATACACAGGCTTTCATCAACGCCCCATTCAGTGTTCATAAATCGTACCCCCATCCACAAGGGTCAGGCATACCTTCTTTATTCTTCCTAGCACACTTTATAGCCTTGATAGTACCATTCTTTGGTGGCTTTCCAAAAGGGTAGTATTCATATTTCGTAACACCATTCCTTATTCCTTTCTGAAAACAGGCAGGACAATACGTATTGTATTGATTCGGCCCAAACATCTTCTTACGAATCTGCACAGGCTTGCTGGCCATAGTATTGGCCTTCGGGCGACGAGTGGATTTACCACTCACAGGAGGGACTTTCACCCTCGGTGCGGATGCACACATCAAATAGTGCCGAAGCACTTGTCGTATATACCCAGTAGCGCCCTGCTTATATAATCTTTCCCTACTTTATTTTACAGTTTTTAGCTACGAAAATACCAACCAAAGGTTATATAACCTGTAGCCTATAGGTATATGGAGCAAGAGCTTCAGGAGGTGATTACTAAATCATGTCAAACATACGCAAAACAACACTGCTGGAATGTCCAGAGAATGTCGACTTTTGGAATTGGTGGGATAACCTATCAGATCAAGAGAAAGTGCTTACTGGCCGATGTGTAAAATGTTCGTGTCACGAATGTCACAACGGTTGCAATGAAAGCCTAGTTCCTGATTGGAACTAAATTATACGCCCAAATTATGGTTAAAGTATTTAGCCGACATAACCATTACAAATAAATAGTAGCAATACAAGCTACTAACATGGCCACTGATTCTGAAGGCTGGAAAGTCTATCGCAAAGAATGGTATAATGATAGAGTCATGGAGACTTACATTAATGCCCCAATAGTAGATAAACAAAATGATTTGATCCCCACTAATGTATTAGAAGAGTCAATGGATTTCTACATGAAGTACGGAGTTTATTCTTATCAACACGAAGAAATCCCAATAGGATTACCATTAGCTTACAAGATTGATGATGGTAAAATAAAAGTAAAGTATGGAATCCATAATCAATTAGAAATGCATCATAATGTTTGGAAAGAAATTAAAGACTTTGGAACAAAAGGAGCTAGTAGTATTAGGGGTGAAACACTGTCTCAGGATATGGTTTGCCCAGAAGGAGCCGATACTTGTTTTAACAAAATAAATGATCTTGGATTATGGTCTGTTTCTTGGGTTGGAGATAATCCTGCTAACGTAGAAGCTACTGTAACAGACGTTGCAATGGCTAAAGCCGACAAAACAAATAACTTTATAAATGAAACTAATAAAATAGCAGTTATGGCTAAGAAAGACGCAGATTGCGAATGCACAACAGAAAAAGCAGAGGAAACTGAAGTAGTAGAAGAACCTGAAGTTAAATCTGAAGAAGTTAGCGTTGAAGTCATTGAACCTGAAGAATTGCCTGATGTTGTAGAAGAAGAGGAAGTCAAAGAAGATGAACCTGAAGAACTAACATTAGAAATGCTTGCAGAGGAAATGAAAGCAATGCGAGCTAAACTAGATGAAATGACACCTGAAGAAGAAAAGGAAGATGAAATGGAAGAGGAAGCAGAGAAATCTGAAACCGAAACCGAAGCAGACCCTTCATTAGAAGTAGTTATGAAATCACTTAAGAAATACGGAATATCCGTTTACACTGGAGCTAAAAGAACACCAGCCCCAGCAATTGACACTCCAAAAGCAGAATCTTTTGATTGGAACAAAATGTCCAAGTCTTGGGATGAGCTTGAAGAAATAGTAGGAGAAAACTAAATATGGCAGGAATGAGTTTCGAAGAATATGTAAACGCCT